AAAAGCACGTGGGTGTTCAGATTGTTTCGCCACTTCTAACGCATGATACAAAGCATTCTGCCCAGTTATTAGAAGTTCGCGAAGGTTCGATCTAGTAGTTTCATAATCTGTTTCGATTTTACCTTCTGTTGTAGGTATAACCTCGCCAGTATTACTATCAATCACTTCAAGGGGTTTTGACTCTTGAGGCATTGTGTTAAATACCTCTGATAATGTATCATCGATTTTCATATTTATCCGTCGTTACGAGTATTCCTTGTTGGTGGATCACCTGGGAATCCTGCGCTGAAACTTGTTGCAGATGCGCTTCCAAAGCTGCTTGGAGCAGCCACTGGGGCTGGGAATCCGTTTGGTGCTGGCGCAGATACGCTAGGTGCTGCTGGCATTGCAGATGGGAAGGCTGTTGTTGCTGGTGGGGTAGTAGTCGGTGCATTGTTTGCGCTCCCTGCGATCTTTTCTTGTGTACGACCAAATGCGGCAATACCTAAAACAGCACCCATGGCAACGTGGAATAAACCAGCACCTTGAAGTGTTAGTGGATTCCACTGAACTAGTTGTTGGTGTTGTATTGTTTGTACGAGTGCCCACAGAATTGGAAATATAACCATATCAAAGAAACACACAACCATATACATCCACCCCATGGCTGGGCGCCATTTCTTTTGCATCCAGTCTTCATCTTTCTTCTTCTCCTGTACGATTTCATCTGCCATTTTTATCTCCTTAAAATTCCTGGTAATTTTGTTACAATCTTTGAGCCGACTGCGCCTATCGCAAAATTCTTTAGTCTATTGATAAAAGAATTCAATGGATCTGTTTGAGTTTTAACTGCTGATGGTGTTTGATTAAAAATTGGCTGATAGTGACTAATCGAATCACCAGAAAAATTAATTGACGCAAACCCACCAGTCGCATGATCTGAGTTAGGAATATATCTTAAATCACCAACTACATAATATTTGTAAGCAAAGTTAATAGATATTTTCATAATATCTTTGTTCGCTTGATCTAACTGAACTGCGCCAATACTTTTAGGGAATGCTTCTCTTAATTGAACAGCATATCTAGATTGATTTTTTAAATCTTGAACCTCAATTGTAATATCCGATGTATAGTCGTCATAATAATTAAAATTCCTAGTTCCTGGATTTTGAATATATGTCATCCAGTTATCAAAGAAATATTTAACTGTCATTGAAGTATCAACATAAAAAGACATGTTAACATCTTCATATAATCTTTCATATGGCGCTTTTCTAGTTTCACCATATGTTCTAAGATCTGATGTATTAAAATTAGTTCCAGGTAATTGCACTTGATCGCACAATAATAATACATCTTGTAGCCAACCACCTGTTGGGTCTAATTGATATGGCTGTTTTGGGGTAATACAAACTAAAAATCTATTATTTCTAGCAAGACCATCTTGCTTTACTTTAGATATAAAGTCGTTTAATGGAGATTTTGCCATTTATGCTCTTCTTATAATTTTTCTGGATTCTGCCCAGACTTGTTGTTTAGATGCGCCAACGAATCTTTCAACAGGCAATAACATAGCAGTTGCCCAATCCTCTGAATAAATTTGTCTAAATTGGCTTCTTACATGGCCAGATAAATATTGTTTTACGCAGGGTTTTGCTGCTTTATAACGAGAAACACCATCAATCACTGCCCAGCTGTATTTAAGTTTAGTAGTTTCGTCCATACGAGAATTATTCTTAAAAACTAATAACTGATCTAATAAATTGATTCGTAGATCATATGGCAGATAATGCATATTCAAACCAATAAAACCATCCTGTGTTTTCCTAAAAGGAAATACTAGTGGAAATCTATCATAATACGGTAGTTCATCTTTTAACTTTGGATCATACGCATACATATATAAATTTCCAGGCATAATTGCGGAACGCATATGACTTGGTTCACCCTTCAACACTTTATTTGGGGTGATGTTTTGCTGTGCCATTGCTGCCACTTGTTTTTCAAACCAGCTCTTAGATCTCTTTACCGCAGTTAAAAGATCGTATTTATTCTGGTCGAAAACGTCTTGAATAGGTTTCTTGATTGCCATATTGTTTATTTAGGTCAAACCAATCCAAGTTCTTTCTCTGTTATAATTTTGAATTCCCATCCACGATCTTTTGCGTACTCGGTGGCTGCTTTCCATTTTGCTTGATTTTTTATATACGTCATAGATTCTGTGATATATTTCTTAGTTTGACGTCCAGGATACTCTGGTGGAATACATTGTTTGGCTGGTTTCACTTCAACCAGATATCGTTTTAAAGTACCATCTCTTTGCTGAACCTGTATCTGAAAATCAACAAAATAACGATGGATCTTGTTATCAGTTGGACAACGATACGGAACGATAGTTTCCTCTGATTGCCATTTTATAATACTAGGATTCTTATCACACCAAGATGCAAAACGGGTCTCCCAACTAGAACGCATAATAATGTTGGTAGGATCTCCAGTGTATTTTTCTGGATTCAAAGGTTTAAACAATCTTTTATGGAACATAAATAAGTAATTAGAATAGCCAATAACCCACTATTTAGAGAAATTAAATGGCAGATACCACACCAGCAACGCAAGCACCACCTGCTTCTCCAACACCAAAAGCCAATCTTTATACTCCTAGAGGCGCACCAAATACATTTGGTGGTGAAAAGAATGAAAAATATGATATCGCTCAATATGCATATCCAGAGGATCTATATTCTAATACTGGACAGTATGGTGGTAACTATGCTATCTTTTATATAAATGTATCGTCAGAGTCAAAATTAACTCCTCCTGGTGGTGGCGCAACAGTCAATGATATGACCCCAAGAGACAGGGGTGATATGGTAGCGATGGGTTTAACTGCTACTCAATTAGCAGCTGCAGGTGGTATCGTTGGAGCAGTAGAAGGTGGAATCGCTGGTGGTTTATTTACATCTAATGGTACTAAGTCTGGAACAAATGCCGAAGGCAAAAAAACTATGAGCCCAGCTGGTAAGGGTGCGCTTATTGGTGGTGGTGTGGGCGCAGCTGTTGGTGCACTGGTTGGTTCACAAGGATCGCGTGCTCAAAAAAGATTAAAGACTGCGATTGCTTTACATATTCCAAATAATCTTTCAATCAACTATGGTGTTGTTTGGAATGAAGAAGATACTCAAAATTTAGCAATGGCTGCTTCAATTGTTAGCGGATGGGAAGTTTCTAAGGGAGTTGAAAGCAATAGCAAAAATAGTAATGTCGCTGGTGTTGCTGGAGATAAACTATTAGGAATAGCAACAGGAAAAGCATTATCCTCTGGTCCAAATGCTGCAGGTAATTCTGTTGCTACTGGACTAGCAGCAAACCCAAAGAAAGAACAAGTATTCAAAGGTGTTAATTTTAGAACATTTAGTTTCGAGTATAAATTTTTTCCAAGAAATTCTAATGAATCTAAAAATATTTTTAGAATTATTCAACAATTTAAATATCACATGCATCCAGAGTATAAAGATAATAACAATTTCGTTTATATCTATCCATCTGAGTTCGATATTTTCTACTATAATAATGGTCAAGAAAATATGAATTTACATCGTCATACTTCTTGCGTTTTAACAGACTTGTCAGTTAATTATACTCCAAATGGTATGTTCAATACTTTTTCAGATGGCATGCCGACTCAAATTGATATTACATTAAGTTTCCGTGAATTGGCTCTATTGACCAAAGAAAAAATTAAGGATGGTCTATAATGTATTTTAAAAACTTCCCTAAATTTCTTTATGACTTTGATATTACAAAAACTGTAGGAACTGGAACACAAGCAAAGGCGACTGCTTTTATTAGTGGTGGTGCAGTTACTGGTATTGAAATCACAGATCCAGGTTCTGGATATATTAGTGCTCAAGTAACTTTTTCTGCTCCAGAAGAAGCTGATGTTGCTGCTCAAGCATTCGCTACAGTTCAAAATGGACAAATAACAGATATTACTATTACTCAAGGTGGGTATGGTTATGCCACTATACCAACTGTTACTATATCAACGCCATATACTTCATTAAATACTGAAACTAAAGCAGTTATCCTTACTGATATAACAAGAAATATTCGTTTCCGTAGAGATGTTCTTGCTAATATAACTGTTTACGATTACTATGATATTGTTGAGGGCGAGACCCCAGAGATTGTCGCTGAAAAAGTTTATGGTAATTCAATGTATCATTGGATTATTATGTTAGTAAATGAACGCTATGATTATCTCAGTGACTGGCCACTAACCCAACCAAATCTAGATCAATATGTAATAGATAAGTATGGTGTTAATGCAACAGCAATTCATCATTATGAAAATGCTAATGGTATTACAGTTTCCTCTGATTATCCTTCTGCAGTTCCATTTACTAATGCCGATTATGAAGCAGAAGTAAATGAATCTAAGCGAAGAATTAAAATTATCTCTGCAGATTTAATATCAACAATTCTGAAAAACTATAAAGACGAAATCTAATGCAAGCAGCAGATAAAGAATTGCGATATGCTGGTGATGTCAGTATTGAAAAATGCGACATATTTACTAGCGGAGGCTTAAGAAAAGATATTGCTGCTCAAGTTCTCGCAGTTACTCTTTATGAAGATATTTTTTCACCATTTATGACTGGTTCTCTAACATTAAGAGAATCATATGATTTAGTAAATTTGTTTCCATTCGTTGGTGAGGAAATGATTGAGATCGAGATTATAACACCAACTCTTGATGAAACTAAAAATATTAGAGGTGTTTTCTATATTTACAAAATGACCGATCGAGTGCTATTAGGTGATAGACAGGTTGGATACGTCTTACATTTTATATCAAACGAAGCTGTTATTGATTTAAATAAAAAGATTAGTAAAGTATATTCAGGGAAACCAGAAGAAATTGTTAAGTCTTTAGTTACAGATAATTATAATGGTCTACAAAGCGCAAAAGATGTTTTTGTTGAGAAAACAAATAAAGACATAAAATTTATTTCAAATTTTTGGTCTCCTGTTAAATGTATAAATCATGCTACGAGTTATGCTGTTAATTCAAATGATGCTGCAAATTATGTGTTCTTTGAAAATCGATATGGATTTTATTTCATATCATTAGATTCATTATATACAAATGGATTATATCAATCGTTTACTAAAGATGGATATATCCGAGATTCTACTCCAAATGGTGGCGATGCTAAAAATCCAACTGAAGACTATAGAAGAATTGAAACTCTAGTTATACCTACTGGATTTGATTATATGGATAAAGTAAGAAGTGGATTGTATTCTTCTAAATTAGTTTCATATGATCTTAATAAGAAAAAATATAATGTTAAGAATTATAATATTAAAGAAAAATATGATAAGTTGAATCATCTAAATCCAAATCCAGTATTAGGTAATAATGTAATTTTTAGATCAAATTCTTTACTACTAAATTATCCAAGAGATAATTCTAATTTTAGTGGGTATGGTGATGCTACTAATTTTAAACATGTCCAAGAGAGAATCTCTTTGATGAAATTAGCAGAATCTAGTAAAATTGAAATTACAGTTGCAGGAAGGGCTGATTATACTGCTGGCCAGAAAGTAGCAGTAACATTGAACAAGATTGAACCTGTTAACGAAAATGATGATGACCAAGATTTAGTTGATAAAATGTTTTCAGGGTATTATATAATCTCAGCAATTAACCATTATGTTACAAGAGATAGACATGAGTGTCATATGGAATTAATTAAAGATAGTTTACAAATGAAAATTGATAGGAATACTTAATGTTTTATACAGGCGTAGTTGAAAGTCGTTCAGACCCATTAGAACTTGGTCGTTGTCAGGTTCGTATTGTCGGTTTGCATACGCACGATAAAACACAACTTCCAACTCAGCAACTACCATGGGCAACACCAGTTCAACCAATAGGTTCAGCTGCGATGAATGGTATTGGTTATACTCCAGTTGGACCAGTTGAAGGTACTACTGTTATTATCATGTTTGCTGATGATGCCATGCAGCAACCAATTATGCTTGGTACTGTTGGTGGTATACCATCAGCTCCACAATCAGTATTAGATGATGACAGTGCAAATCCAGTTCAATCTTATGTAATTAAGGATTTGATACTAAGAACTATTGATGGTCCAGTAACTGGTAAACAATTAACATTTATTGATAAAGAAACAGGTAGGACTAATCTTACTGCTGGTTTAACGGCAAATATGAAAGTCCTTGGTTTTGGTTTATCTAACGACTGCTATATTGTTTCAGTTGACTCACCAACACAAATAACAATCAGTGAACAGGTTACTGGTTATGGTGAGAATATTATTACATTTAAACCAGCCCCAACAAATTTAGATGCAGTAAATCAAAGTAAAGCATCTACTGTATTAACTACTTCTAGTGGTGCTCCAGTTACTGATGGTTCAGGAAACCCAGTTCAAGTTGGAACTCCAACACCATCCCCAACAACCCCTGCTACTCCTGTTTCTACTGCAACAAATACTTCTATACCAACTGTTCCGCCACCAAAGTCTTCTTCTAATGCAGGTAAAGCATCTGATGGTATTAAGGCACTTATTGCTGCTTGTGATAAAGTTGGTTTGACCACTAAAGAACAGAAATGTGCTTTACTTGGAATTGCTGGTGGTGAGTCTGGTTGGATACCACAATTAGAAGGTTATAATTACAGTGCTTCTCGTTTAAAACAAATATACTCATTTACAACTGAAGAAACTGCAGCTAAATTTTCTGATGCTTCTAAGAAAGGTGTTACTAGAGAAGAATTCTTTAGTTGGGTATATGGACCAAGTACTCGTGGTAAAAATTTCTTAGGTAATCAAACTGATGCCGATGGTGGTAAGTATTATGGTCGTGGATTTATTCAGTTAACAGGTAAAGGTAACTATGCTCGTTATCAGAAACTTGCTAATGCAGCTGGATTGAATATTGATATTGTTAATAATCCAGATTCGCTTGATGCCGATATTAATGTTTCTGCATTAGTTGCTGCATTGTATATTAAAGACAG